AAGTAATTATACAAATAGAGAGCACAGCAGTGCAATAAGACCATTAGTTGCTGGAGATGTTTTAGATCTTAGAGCTTTAATACAAGCTGGAAGTGGAACGGCACAAATTATGACAAGTAGTACATTATTTTATGGATTTAAGATAGGAGCATAGTATGAGCAGTATTTTAAAAGTAAACACGATTCAAGACGGTGGTGGAAATGCTATAATTACTTCTGATGGTAGTGGTAATTTAACTACGCAACAAATTTTATATCCAGCTTTTGAAGCACATTCAAATACTGCTCAAAGTTTAACTGATAATACTTATGCAAAAGTTGCTCTTCAAACTGAAGTATTAGATACAAATAGTAATTTTGATAATTCTAGTAATTATAGGTTTACTCCGACCGTCGCTGGGAAATATTACATTGAAGGTCAAACTTTTAATATGGGAAGTGACAATACAAGTGTTAGAAATATATATGTTTCTATTTATAAAAATGGTTCTCAATACAAAGAGAGTAGAATAAATTTTCATGGTAGTGAAATAACTTTTGGAACTATTCAAATATCAGCAATTTTAGACATGAATGGTTCAAGTGATTATGTGGAATTGTATGCAGCCACTGATGTTACTAGTGGTTCAGCGAGTTTAAGAGAAGGAACTAAAACAAATTATTTTTTAGGATACAGGATAGGAAGTTAATATGGCAATAACTAGAATAGGTAACCCAGCAATCGCAGATATCAGAGGCGTTAATTTTAGGAATATAATAATTAATGGCGGGATGGACATAGCGCAACGTGGAACTTCACACACAACTGCATCTGGTTATACTTTAGATAGATGGCATTTGAATGACGGAACTTCAGGTGAATTCACAGTTACACAGTCAACAACAGTACCTACAGGTCAAGGTTTTTCAAGTTCTTATAAATTAGATTGCACAACTGCTGATGCTTCTCCAAGTTCTAGTGAGTATTTAATTTTTAATCAAAGAATAGAAGGTCAAAATTTACAGTATATAAAAAAAGGAACTTCGTCTGCTGAAAGTTTAACTTTATCTTTTTATGTAAGATCAAATAAAACAGGTGACTACGTTGCTGAATTAAGAGATGCTGACAATACGAGAAATAATACAATTAAATATACAATTTCATCTGCTGACACTTGGGAGAAAAAAACCTTAACTTTTGCAGGAGATACAAGTGGTGCATTAGATAACGATAATGCTAGAAGTTTTGATGTTAATTTTTGGTTATTAGCTGGGAGCAATTACACATCTGGAAGTTTTTCATCTAATACTTGGTCAAGTATTACAGATGCTAATAGAGCAGTAGGTGGTACAAATATTGCTGACAGTACAAGTAATGAATGGTATATAACTGGAATTCAGCTTGAGGCAGGCTCGCAAGCCAGCGACTTTGAGTTCTTGCCACATGATAGTATTTTGCAAAAGTGTTATAGATATTATCAAGACATACCATACGTTTTTGACCAACCGATTTGTAATGCTTCTAATTACAATACCAGCACAGCTTATGGAGTTATGCACCTTTTTACTACAATGAGATCAATACCAAGTTTAGACCAAGCCAGTGGTACTAGTTATTATAGGTATTACAATGATGGTAACAGTGAGGATAAATTTGATAGTTTTGCAATAGGTGCTGAGGGAAATAATAATCTTATTAGGATAAACAATGCCGATACAATGACAATTGATTCTGGAGAATCTGGATGGTTTACTATGATTAATTCAAGTTCTAAATTAGCTTTTGACGCGGAGTTATAATTATGATTATTGATACAGTTACAAAAAATTATGATTCAATAAATAAGAAATTTTCAAGTTATCAAGTAACTTATGTAAATTCTAACAGAGTTAAATCAGTTCCAATAGCTGAAGATAACACAGATTACCAAGCAATACAAGAATGGGCCAAGATAGAAGGCAATAACATTATCGATCCAGGAGCGTAACCATGTTTTTTGGTGGAACTCCTTTTGCAGTAACCACATTCGGTGGTAACACAGTACCTCAAAATGCTGTAGTCAATGTTACAGGCAATAGATTTAATATTGCAGTTGGTAACGTAGTTGTAAATGCAAACGCAGCTATCAATGTAACAGGCAACAGGATTAACATAGGTAACAGCAGTGTAACTGTTGTAGGTAATGCAGTTGTCAATGTTACTGGAAACAGATTAAATATTAACATTGGTAATGTAACTGTAACTGGAAATGCAGACGTTGATGTTACAGGTAACAGAAGTAATATTTCTACAGGAACTGTAACAATTATTGCAGATGCAAACGTATCGCCTACAGGAAGTAGAGTAAATTTATCAACAGGTCAGGTATCTATAAGAGCATGGGCTGACATAGATCCAGGTGCTTCACAAACATGGACACCAATAACAACAGGGGCAACAGGAACTTGGGTTGAAATAGATCCTTTACCAGTGCCACCAAAACCTTGATTCTGTTGAAAATTAATATAATATGTAATATAAGGAGAATAATATGGCATCAAGTACATCAAGTGACCTAAAACTAGAACTCATAACAACAGGTGAAAAGTCTGGTACATGGGGATCAATTACAAATACTAATTTAGAAATATTAGAACAAGCAGCATCAGGATATTTATCTTTAGATGTAGCTTCTTCAGATGTGGCTTTAGCCTTAACTAGCTTTCAAACATCAAATGGTAAAAATTTATATTACAAACTAACTGGAACTCTAGCAGCAAATAGAACTGTGACTATGCCAGATTCTGCTGAGAGAGTATTTATTATTGAAGATGCAACAACAAGATCAGCATCACATTATACACTAACAGTTAAAACTGTATCAGGAACAGGAGTTACAGTTCCTGTAGGTGCTAAAATGGTTTTATATTCAGATGGTTCAAACGTAAGTTCAGGACCAATTACAAAAGGTTACAACACAATAACTTCTGCATACACAGCTGTTGCAGGTGATCAAATTTTTGCAAACACAACAAGTTCAACAATTACAATTACATTACCAGCTTCTCCAGCTGTAGGTGATGAAGTTACAATCATAGATGCAAGAGGAACTTTTAACTCAAATAATTTAACAGTAAACAGAAACAGTCAACCTATAAATTCTGCTACATCAAACTTAACTTTAACTACAAATGGTCAAGCTATTACTGTGGTTTATGTAGATGCTACAAGAGGTTGGGCATTTAAAACAAATACAGCGTAAGGAGCTAACAAGATGGCTCTTGTTGATTTTAAACTACTTCCTGGAATAGATAAACAAAATACAACTGCAGGTGCAGAACAACGTTGGATTGATTCGGATAATGTAAGATTTAGATATGGCTTACCTGAAAAAGTTGGTGGATGGCAATCTCCAGTTAAAAAATCTTTGGTAGGTGTTGCAAGAGCAATGCACGCTTTTGTTGATGTAACAGGAAAAAAATATGTTGCAATTGGTACAGATAAATTTTTACTTTTATATTACGAAGGTGATCTTTTTGATATTACACCTTTAAGTGCAGCTTTAGGTTCAACAACTATTACAACAGTTTCTAGTTCACCTTTAGTTACTTTAACATCTACTGATCATGGAGTAGAAGCAGGAGATATTATTTCTTTAGCTTCAACAACTTTACCAAGTGGTACAGGTTTTTCTACATCTGATTTTGATGACAAATTATTTCAAGTAACATCTGTTGTGGATGCAAACAATTTTAAAATAACACAAAGCAGTAACGCTTCAGGTAACGCAGGTCCAGGAGGCAGTGTAACTGTAACTCCTTATGTAAAAATAGGACCACAGATTCAAACACAAGGTTATGGATGGGGAACAAGCACATGGGGAGCAAGCACATGGGGAACTGCTTCGACATCAAGTGATATAACTCTAGAACCAGGCCTCTGGAGTCTTGACAACTTTGGTGAAGTTTTAATTGCAACAATTGCAAGTGGTCAAACGTTTACATGGAATGCAGGTGCAAATAATCCTACAACAGTTAGAGCATCTATTTCTACATCTGGATTTACAACAACAAACAATCCAGCTATATCTAGATTTACAATGGTATCACCAACAACTAGACACTTAATTCATTTTGGAAGCATTATACCTACACCTCAAGGTGCAGCACCAAATGCTCCAGATGATATGGTAATAGTATTTTCTGATCAAGAAGATATTAATACATACCTACCTACTTCTACAAACACAGCAGGTAATCAAAGATTACAAGATGGAACTAAAATAATGTCAGCTATAAGAGCAAAAGAATCTATGTTAGTTTGGACTGATAACGCTCTTTATAATATGAGATTTGTAGGTTCACCTTTTACTTTTGGTTTTGATCAAGTAGGAACCAACTGTGGATTAATAGGTAAGAACGCTGTTGTAGAAATAGATGGTATCGCTTTTTGGATGTCACCAAAAGGATTCTTTGCTTTTGATGGTACAGTTAGATCTTTACCTTGTACCGTAGAAGATTTTGTTTATGATAATATTGACACTACAAAAGGACAACAAGTATTTGCAGGTATAAATAATTTATATACAGAAGTTATTTGGTACTATCCGTCTGCAAACTCAGACTATAATGATAAATATGTGATATATAATTATACAGATAAAGTTTGGTATACAGGCACAGAAGCTAGAACAACTTGGATAGACGCAGAGATATATGCAAAACCTTTTGCAACAAAGTTCACGAGTAATGCATCAGGGACCTTTCCTGTAGTAGTTGGAGAGTCTGGTTTAGGTAGATCACAATTATTTGAACATGAAGTAGGAACTGACCAGGTTGATGAAACAGGAGCTGTTACAACAGTTTCATCATTTATAAAATCTTTTGATTTTGACCTACAAGCTCAAGGCGGAATAGCAGGAGAAACATTCTTAGCTGTTAGACGTTTTGTTCCAGACTTTGAAACAATCGCAGGAAATGCCAAAGTTACCTTAGGAATTAAAAGGTATCCACAGCAATCTGACAGTTCAAGCAGTTTGAGCCCCTTTACAATTACCTCATCAACTGA